GAATACAATCATGTACAAAAGATATACTTTTTGCCAAGCTTTTTTCATACATCAAAATATTTAATACTCCACCATATACATCTTTTACAATAGACGCATTATCGCGTCGTTTCAATACAATACCCATAAATTTCATTTTTCCTTTATCTGGATCATCTTCATACAATATTCCAGCATATCGTTTCTTTGATAATAATGCCCATGGTGAAAATGTTTTTTCATATTCTAAATCATGTGGGCTTTTCAAAAATTTACTTGCTAAATGACCAGCCTGTTTAGCTAATTCAATTGTATATATTAGTGCCTGCCTACCAATTATTTTCTCATCATTTTTATCCCGAAGATTAAATTTGAAAAATACACTATCAGTGTCACCATACACGCATTCCGCTCGCGTCTTTACAGTTGTACCATCACCGACAACAAGTTCGGTATCTCTATAACATTTTTCAATAATAGATCTCGCGTAAAATAATAATTTTCGCCCAGTTGCAGTTGTGGATGCAGCAATGTCTTTTTCATAAAACGTGCTTGTCCGCGCACCCATCTGTCCATAAAGTGAATTAGCAGTTACTTTAATACTTAATTGTCTCTTATCTAAAATGTTTTTCATAAATTCGTCTGTCTGTTGTGGAATTAACTTTCGCGTAGATTTTCTGGCAGCTAATAACTCTTGTAAAATAGATGGCATAATTGCTTTTCCTTCTGGAAATTGTGCAAATCGGCATAATTTATATCCAACAATTTGTTTTGTAGCAGCTGCTTTTGCAGTCTTTCTAATATATTGATATGTATCATATTTGATATCAACATATTTATAACCAAGATGTTCTAAATTATCATATATAAAATTACCTGATGCATCTTGTTCACCTGTACTGTCAATTAAATTATCATCTATATCATATTCTTTTGTCCAGACTTTGCTATCATGAGATAGATTTTCACTAATAATAGAGGATGGATATAGGGAACTATAATCCACACAAGCCACTGGCTCCTCTAAATACAATCCAGTTGTTGGTTCAAAAACATGTGCTCCTTCATAGCCCCCATCATCCATATTTTTCTCAATAACTGGCATCAATGTATTTTTTTCACCACATTTCTTAGAAACATAGCTTGTTAATTTAATACCTTGACCACGTTGTAATAAAAAGCTCAATGGAACATCACAAAGATTAGACATCTCGATCTTATCAGTAATTACATCTATTTTTAATAACAACCAAATTACATTATCACAATCAGCAAGACAATATTTACCAACTGTCCAGCGATCATAATCATCACCATTCGACAACTTAAATATTTCTTGGGGGGATACGTCGTCTTTTGCTAAACCCCAATTATATTTCATGTTCTTTAAGTCCAATTCTTCATATGAATCAATAGTAAAAGTTGAATTACCGATATCAATATCAACGATTTCGAATTTTTTACCTTTTTTATAATTACTGGAACTGTAACCAACTTCTTCAAATTTAATGAAAGAACCAACATTAATTCCTGTTAAATTTTTGCTGAAAATTTTTGTTGTAGCTTTTTCTTTGTCTAATTCGATCTTTTTCACCGAATCGCTAATAAAATACGATGAAACATAGTCTAATTTATTAGAACTTAATTGAAACTCTTTTCTAAAAATCACGCACATATCAATAATAATTCTTCCGGCCATCTTAATAAACCGCAAATTGTATTCACCACTTGCTAATACAATTTTATTTGTTTCAATATCTTCTTCCCCCGTTCGCCAATCTTTATTAATACATACTTCATCTTTGTTACGTGATAATTTTAAGAATTCGGTTACACAATCGATTTCTTTTGCACGTTTAAACATGAAATCAAAATCAAAACCAGTAATATTGTAACCAGTTATGATGTGGGGATTTTCGGCTCGGATTAATTTTGTGAATGTAAGTAATACTTCTTTTTCGGTTTGGCGCTCTAATACTATTACGTTATTTTCGATAGACCAATCTAAATATTTATCAGGAATAGTGCATCCACCTTTTACAATAATAACACGTTTATATGGTTTCTTTTCGCCATATTCGATAAATGAACATCCGATAAAAGTAACAATATCTCCTTCTAATGCTGGAAAGAATTTGGTTAATGCTTGTGTCAATTCGTTTAATTTTGTCGCATATTCACATTTGTCGTCTTTAATAATTTCAAAAATATTAACGTCCTTTTTAGTATATGATTTTGCACGTCTGGCCTTTTTATATTTAACACCTGAATCATATGTTTCGTCTTCTATGATCTCAGTATTATTTTCTCCAGAATTAAACTCATCATCACTATCCGATTCTTCTTCGGATACCTCGATATCAAATTTCGGTTTTTTTTTATCATTCGCAGGAATATACTTAATAAAATTGTCAAATATATTTTCTAGATTTGTTTCGGTTGGCATAATTTTTGGATAAACAAGGCTAATATATTTCATATTTTGAGTATCAGATTCAAATTCTGATTGATAATGGTAATTAAATGCGGTGAAAATTTCTCGTCTCAAAATATTGATATTGTATTCTTCTTGATGTTCAGCTGATAAATTACAATAATTTTCTAAAATATTGGTTGCTAATTTCTTGTAATTTTTGATTGCAACTGGAAAATCACCATGGCTGCTACTGGCCTCAATATCAAAACTACAAATATTATATTTTACAATAGACTCTTTTGTTGGCAATGGGACAATATCACTGTAATTAATATTGTAGTCATAATAACAATGTGTGGTTTTATTTTTATTCACTTTTGTCTTTGAAGATGGTAACATAATCCAACCTGACGGGCTAATTTCTTTGATATGAAACAATTTTAAAAGTGGTGGGATATTTGCTTCATATAGATAGCAATTTGTTATGCCAAGTTCGTCTGTATATTTATATCCTTCTTTCAAAAGTTCTCGATTAAATATACCATTAACATTGGTATCTATATAAAACAATTTTTTAGCCTTATTATAAGCAGCATTGTTGGAGAAACTGATTTTTATGAAGGAATGCAATCGTTTATTATCAAAACCATATAATTTGTGTTTTTTTATTAATTTTGCATCCACAATAGAATCTTCATAATAATTGCCCATTTTCCGCCGCATATGGACAATAAATTCATTTTTTCGTTGGTCATTCCACGAATCATCGACTTTAATAAAGAAGAAAGGATTGAAGCCCTCACAAATAATAGAAGCGGTTCTACCTGCCTCATTGATCCCAAATATTTGGATAATAAATTTCTTATTATCCTTATAAGGATTAAATGATGATTTGTCATTATTTTTAGAATTTTTTAATATTCCATCATAAACATTGTAGTCATATAATTTAAAAGTTTTATTATTTTTCAAAGATTCTTCTTGATTATGACTATTTTGTGAAAAATTATTTGTCATTTATTTAAATATATTAAATGTTATAGTTTTAATTTTTTTACATAAAATATTTATCAATTTTAAATATTTTATCTAAAAAAATTAAAGATAAATATATACTTATCTGTAGTCCACATATGTTGTCGTCACCCCAAATACTTCCACCAATAAAAGAACAATTAGATATCCAGACTGGATATAAATTAGACATTAGTAATGAACATAATCTAAACAAATCAAATAATATAAATACACTAAATGATTTAAATTTAAATAACATACCTAACTTTAGTAGTAAAAGTCCAGTACTTTCTATTTCAAGTCGTAATAAAAATTTAGATGAACGTCGTGAATGGGATGAATCTTCTGAAGATTATATTATAGGTTTAAAAAAAAAATGTCTCAAGCGTAGAGAATTTTGTTATCAAAAATCACAAGAAAAACGACGTGCGCACAGACGTTTGGCAATACCAGTCGTAATAATACCGATTATCATGACACCTATAGCACAAATAGACGAATGTGAAATACCAGCTGTTAAGTATATTCTGACAGTTGTATTTATTATTATTTCAATATTAAATGCGGTTAATACATATTTTGATTATTCAAGAAAATCAGAACAATTATTGCAAAATAGATATAAATATGATGAAATTTTAGAAGAAATAGAGTATCAAATGTCGAAACCACAGCAGTTTAGAACAAATGTAAATGTTATGATGTCTAATTTAAAAAATAGTATAAATACTCTGAATAGATCTACAGTAATCTCTCATTAAATAAATATTATATAGTGGTTATCGATTGTTTTTTATTTAGTACCTAAATAATGTCCACGATTGGTCTTAAATAATCTAAATGGTGTATAGATTGGTATTGTGTTATAACATATATCACATGATTGGGTTACTCTAGAGCTTCTATTACGGGCATTAGATCTAACTATATTGGCAAAATTTTGTTTTCTATTATTCGTAGTATTATAAAATCTGGGATCTTTTACAGAATAATGCTTCTGAGAATTGATTTTTCGTTTTATTATTTCTTCATTAGTAGGGCATCTATCATCTATTTGATATTGATTTAAAAATCCTCTTCCGTCTATAAAACTAGGATCATATGGTTCTATAGATAATAATTTTGGAACATTATTTAATCCAATTAAACCCTGTATATGTTTTCTTGATAAATTGCTCCCATTTTTTGCTGGGATAAATACTGAATTTGTTTTACTAGTTCTTGCACCAGGTAATAATTCAATTGCTTTTGAAAAAGTATCAATATTTGGATCACGAATAATTTCAATATTATTATTTGGATATAAAAATGCTGGATCAGTCTCTCGTTCGGGATCATGATAAATAAATATACAATCAACATTTGTAAAATCACTTGCAGCTGTAGTGGTTATATAATTTGCTATATTTTGTTTATAAAAATTAATTAATACATAATCATTTATTACATTATCAAAATTATAAAATAAATTGTTACACAAATCAAAATTTGATAAATTGTAAACAATATTGAAATCAATATTTAATATAAATTCTTCACTGTAATTATATCTGAAATCTAGTTCTAGTGTACTATTATATGTTGAATACCTTGGATATATCAAATTATTAATATTGTCATAAGAATTATTGTTTATTCTTAATTTATAATTAGTATCAAAAATAACATCACTTGCATCTTTGATAACAAAATTGTAATTATTTAAATCAATTGGTTGATCAAAAAAGGGACTAGATTCATTACTTAAAAATGAAATATCATTAAAAGTCTTTTCTGAGATATTCATATCTATTATTGAATCTATGTAATCATTGTAATAAATTGAGAAATCTTTAACAGTAGACTTTTGAATTAAATTATACAATGTATTGGTATAGTCATAATTATATGAATTGTCTAATAGATAAAAATTGTTCTTGTATTGTGTTATTAATGATTGTATATTAGAGTTAGAGTTAGCATTCGCATTGGTGTTGAACTTAGATATACTATTTGAAAATAATATTTTCTTATTTGTGGTACCGCTAAAATTATCTAATTTTATATAACTGATATCATGTTGGGTAATACCACAAATTCCATTTCCGAGAGATAAGTATACAAAATTTTTTTTCGTAGTTTTTTTTCCATAACTACTATTATTTTCATATAAATTATTATTGAAATCTAATACTTTAATATTATTGATAAAAATATTTTCATTATTAATGATGATTTTTCTATTATTTTTAATATAATTTAAATTATTTATGTCTATTTTTTTTATAACAAAAAAATCTATGTTATTATTTTCATATAAATTTCTAGAGTCTTGCAATTTAATAAACTCATCGTTATAATATATTGAGAAATCAACTTTGCTTATATTGTTTATTTTATTGTATAAATAAATATTATTAGAAGATATATCATTTAGATAAGAATATACAGTATTTGTATTTAGTAAATTTGTACTATTATCACTTGTTTTGTAATATATTTTTTTGAAATAATTTTCATTATAATTAATATCACTATTAATTGAAAAATCATTGACTAAAGAAATATCATTTATTTTATAAGTAATTTTATTATAACATATATCATCATTACTACTAATATATGTGTTATATTCTGTATTATTGGTATTTGTATATTTATAGACAAAGTCTGTTAAATTAAAATTATAAAAATTTGTATTTGTATTTGTATTAAGCTGAGTATAATAATTTAAATTAAATATTAAATAAATTAATGCGTTATACTGTGCAATAGTATTTAAATTAATAAATGTATTTAATAATGTTTGGTTACTATTGTAGGTTTCTAAATTATTAAATAAATATAAATTGTTATTTATATACTTTTTTGAAGCTTGATATCTAACAAATAAAATTTTATCTAAATTATTATTTTGGTAACTATCTAGATTAGTATTTATATTATTGGAACAATATTTAATATTATGTGTTAAATTTTGCTGTGTTAAACATGTAGATGGGCATGAATTATTAGTATTACTATTTTTTATTTTACTACTTAATATTATTCTATTTTTTAACTTGTTTGATCCATAACTATTAGATAAATTATTAATAATATCTTGGTTTTTATTATTATCTATAATAAATGATTTGATAAAAAGATTTGTACCAACATTAATATTATTTTTTTTGTTTTTTGTTAAATACATAAAATGTGTTCTATCTTTGTTTCTTAATGTCATATTAATAATTATATATATAAAATTATTAATATGATAATAATATCATAATATTATTAAAATAATATCATAATATTATGAAAATAATATGTTATTAAATGATTTATAAAACATTTAATCTTTATTTTATTTATTTTATTTATTTTATTTATTTTATTTATTTTATTTATTTAGTTAAGGGATCGGTTTCTGAAAAATACCATTGTGATGATAAATAATAAGGTTTTGATTTTTCAATATTGCTTTCTTTAAGTGATTTAAGATTTGGACCATTTGATGTAATATTATCAATTTCAAATGTGCCTATAGCATAATTATAGTATTTTAGATTAGACATATTACCAGAAAATCCTCCATTCATATTAATATACACATTATCATAATTTTGTTTCACTATATTAGATAATTTATGACGTTTTGTTAAATTGCCATTTATATATACATCTGCAATATTTTGTGAAGTAATTCGAATAATAACACCTACCCATTTTTTTATAGGAATACCATCTACATGTATATCATCATAGTATTTATATGGTGTGTTTTCATTTTCGCTATCATGATAAACGTTTAATCTAACTAACATTCCCAATAAAGGATACTTGTCTAATAGATTATCTGATATATTTTTTTTGCCGGTATATAAATAAACACCCGGACAATTATTAGGTCCATATAGTCCAGCACCACCCTCACCTATTTTATCTGATCCTTTATGAAATACATGTCTAAAATCAGTCTCTTCTTTATATACTAGATCGTTTACATATATCCAAAATGAATATGTAAACTCGATACCTTCATATTCGTTTTTGCTTCGCATTATGGGTTTTGCCGATCTATCGGCAATAGATTGTGGAATAATCATCATTTCAGTTGCATCTTTCATGCCATTTATTAAATATGGTGTTTCGGATGGTGATAAAAAATAAAATATAATTCTACTACCGATATAAAATATAAGTGAAAATATTAATATTACTAATATTAAAAAACTGGTTTTTGCTATAAGTGTATTCGATGAAAAAAATTCTCTAAATTTTCCAATTTTTTGTTCAGTACTATATGGTATAACCTCCGAAACCTTTTGCTGTATATTATTTTGTATATTATTTAAAGTATCCTTCGTTTCTTCCATTATATTTATATATATAATATATTTTTATATATATAATATACTTTTTATAATGAATAATGTACTATTATAAATCTATATTGTAAAGGCACCCTTTTCATTATTATATTCTAAAAATGAAACCTTTAATCTATATTTATTGAATATTGAATTTGCTAATGATGAATTTATTCCTTCGCGATAAATATTATATGCTTGTTGTGGATTTATTGGAGTTGGTTCAAACCGAATACGAGTAATATATCCTTCAAAACCGTTATTACTATTACCCATATTTCCTAAATATATATTTTTTTTTGTTTGATCGTTATATTTATTTTTATATAATCCATTCAATATAAATGAATTAATTAATTTACCATCTAAATATACATCCAAGGTTCTGGTGTCAATACTTAGTGTTAAATTATTCCATTTTTGTACAGCAATATTACTTATTTTATATCTGGTAAAGTTAGTATCTTTATCCGATATATCTTCTTTATATGTTTCTACATCAATAAATAAATTATTTTCATATTTATCTAAACATATATTTATATTTTTAAAGTCACCATTTACACTGTCCTTAGTCACTTTTGTACTTAATCCAGACAAATTATTTTTCAATTCTGGAACTGTTGTAGAACGAGCATTCTTAGACATAAATAAAATATTTTTTTCATTAGATATTTCATTTCCCCAATTATCAATATAAAACCAGACACTTAACATAAAATTTGATGTATTATTTTCATTTATATCTTTGCTTTTTATTACATTTACATTGTCTTCCGGTGATTTATTTGCATCACACATTTTGTCGTAAATTACATTAGTTTTAAAAAAAATATTATTTAAACCCCATATTATTACTAATATCAATATTACTATTATTATAATATTAGATATATTCATTAATATATTAAAATAATATTTTTTATTAAATTAAAAATATTATTATCTAAAATATTAATTATTGTTTATTGTTTATTGTTTATTGTTTATTGTTTATTGTTTATTGTTTATTTTTTGTTAAATCATGTAAAAATTCAATATTGTTTACAGGTTTTACTTTATCATAATAAAAAATTTCTTTAATACTACCATGTATACCATTTTCTTGTCCAATTGTTACAGTATCACCGATAAAATATGGTGAAACATCTTTTTTAGATGTTACTAATTTACCATCAATAAAAATATCAATTATATTGTTTTCGTAGTTAATAACAAAATATAACCATTTTTGATATTTAATATCACTAGTACTATAAATTAAATCTAATTGATCTCCCTTATTGCTTAATGTTCTTGATTTTATTTTTAATTCTCTTGATTTACCGTTATAATAAATGACCGGTTTAAAACCATAATTGAACAATTCAGCATCTTCATTATATGCTAATGATGTATTATTTGATTGAGGATTCAAATATAGATAGAAGCTTATACTATAAGTATAGTTATATGGAAATTTGTTCTTATAAACAGTTGAATTATTATATTTTGCCATGATATTGTATTTGTCAAAAAGATCATTTTTTAATAATTTAAAATTGAAATTAAAATCTTTAAATAATGAATATTTTGAATCTGTTGAATCTGTTGAATCTGTTGAATCTGTTGAATCTGTTGAATCCGTTGAATCAAAAAAATTTTTGAATTTTGGATTGTCTTTAAAACTGGCCAAATATTTATTATCTTTTAAAATATTATTTAAAAAGTTATTTGGATCCGGTGATTCTGTCTCAGTCTCCTTATTTTCAAGACCTCGATCTAAGTTTACTGTTGCATTTTTATTTAAATTTTGATATGTACCAATTGTTTTTTTTTCATTTAAGTAAAATGGGCCTTCGCCTGATAATATATCACTTTTATTTAGACTATTCACATATTTATATGATAAAGGTAATAAAAATATTAATGTGATTAATATGAGTTCTATAATTAATAGTATATAGATTGAAGATGGAGTTAATCTTAAATCTTTATTAAATTCGTCTGCTAATATAACTAGAAAACATGGTAAGAAAAATATTATATTTTTAATTATACAAAAAATGTATTCAATATCTATATCTTTTCCCTCTTTTTTATTACATCCATCACCGGTTGATGATGGTTGTATTGAAAATAATTTTGCTATTATTCCCAATGCTGTTAAAATTATTAATGTTCCTAAAATCATTTGTGTTATTTTATAGCTAATTTCATATTTAGTATGTAACCAAAAAATGAATATTATTATTACTATTGGGATTAGTATAAATGATATTGTTGAGAAAAAATATTTTAATAATTTGGATAAAGGATTATTTAATGAGTTATTAAAATTGTTTTTGTTAAATCTAGATGTTTCCTTGTCAATTAGTTGTTTTTTATAAGTATAATAAAAATCATCTGCATCACCTTTATTATTATTTCTATAAATAATAAACAAAAATGTCAATATACCTATACCAATAGATAATATTGATAATAAGACCTGATATTTTGTATCTTTTATTTTAAATAGATTGAATTTTTCTATTAATATATATAATAATGCTATTATAGAGATTATTGTAATTGTGATAAAATATCGTGAAAATTTATGATTATTATCCAATCCATTTACAATTTTATCTAAAATTGTGGTAAATAATTCTAGAACTTTGGAAAATATCTTTGTTAAATTATCTTTGCTTCTATTTAAAAAATCATTTATTGATTTAATAATTTCACTGAAGTCCATTACTAATATAGTATATTATATTATAGTAATAATATAATATACTATTTTTGATATATTTATAAATTTTCACATGCAGTTTTTTTACCATGACACTCTCTACATAGTGCTTCTAAATTATCTATATTATTAGACCCACCATACTCCAATTTTACAACATGATCTACTTCAAACCATGCATTTAATTGGTTTTTACAATGTTTACAACACCAGCTTTGATTTGCGGCTACGTATTTTTTCTTTGTTTCACTTACGGATCGTTTTGTGGTTTTATTTCCAGAAGTTAATATTTTTCTTTGCTGATGTGTTAAATTATTATAGTTATGATTTGTATTATTACTTATGCTATTAAAAAAATTGGCGCTCTGTTGTGGATTATAATTATTATTATAATTAGATTTTATTTCATTTGAAATAGATCTTGTTGTAAAATCTATAATTGGAGAGATCATACTGGAGGTGTTTCTATCAATTGGTAAGTATTTAATATAACTATTTGCGTTATATACTAAATCTCGATAATTAGATGGATTTTTTCTTATAAATAAAATAACACATAAACCTATAAATGCAAAAAGAGCCATTTTATAATATTTCGTATAAGATTTAAGTTTATTAACTAGTTTACCATCAAAATATGTATTTAATAATACAAAAATTGTTATACCTATTATTAGTAATTCTATTTTCATATTAAATTAATATATAATTATCATATTTTAATTTAATAAAGAATCTATAAAATGATGTATTATTTTTTAAAATATAAAAAAAGTATGAGAGATATTATCAATATTACAGCTGTTGCAAATATAAATTTGTGTTTATTTTTGCGTTCCTCCGTCTTTTTTACTTGTTTTAATTTATAATGCTCATAATAATTATTCATTGCTTGATAATATGTTAATTCTGGTTTTCCCAAATACACATTAATTTTATTATGTATAAAATGAACCCATTTAGTGAATGATTCTCGTGAATCTAAATATGGTGTAACTGGATATGCGTCGAGAAAATTACTAAATATATTTCCTATATTTGGAATTGGTAAAAATAATGGTAAATTTTGTATAAAATCATAATATTTTTTTTTTGTGGCTTCATTAATATTTAATGGATATGATATAGCAATTGTATATAAAACAAACCAATAGTGTTTTCCCCATATTTCTGGATTCAAATTCATTATATTTAAATAATATAAACATATAATAATTATTATAGTATCAAACTAAATAAATGTATAATAAAAAACAAATTTTTTGTAATAACTGTGGTAAAATAGGACATTTATTTCATCAATGTAAAAATCCGATAACAAGTATTGGTGTTATTGCAATACGTGTAAATAAAACCCCGACTACCAAGAATGATAACGATAACGATAATGATAGTAACAATGATAACGATAATAATAGTAATAATAGTAATAATAGTAATAATAGTAATAATAGTAATAATGATAATGATAATGATAATGATAACGATAATGATAATAATTTTAACAATAATATTGAATTATTGTTAATAAGAAGAAAAGATAGTTTATCATTTGTTGATTTTATGAGAGGAAAATATAATCTAGATAATAAAAATTATATTATTAATTTATTTAATAATATGACATGTAGAGAGAGAGAATATATTAAGAATAATGATTTTAATACAATATGGCTTTATTTGTGGAATTACAATACTAATAATTTATATAAAAATGAAGAAAAATTATCAAAAATAAAATTTAACAAAATTAAAACAGGTATTGAAAATAATAATGAAACTTATTGTTTAAATGATATAATTAGTCTATGTAGTAAAAATTATATAGAACCCGAATGGGGATTTCCGAAAGGTCGTAGAAATTTTCAAGAGAAAGATATTATGTGTGGACTACGAGAATTTGAAGAAGAAACTGGATATAATAAAAATTCAATTAATATAATTAATAATATTGTTCCAGTTGAAGAAATATTTACTGGATCAAATTATAAATCATATAAACATAAATATTTTATTGGGATTATGAATAACAATAGTGAACCAGAGAATAATTTTCAGGTTAGTGAAATTAGTAAAATCGAATGGATAAATATAAATCAAGTAAATAATTATATCAGAGAATATAATGTTGAAAAAATTAAAATATTAAATGATATTAATTATTTATTAAAAACTTATAAAGTATATTATTAATATATAATGGATGATTCAAATATTAATGAGAATAATCAGGAAAAAATAGAACCAATTTTGGAACCTGATCCCAAAATGGAATCTGAAATGGAATCGGATCCCGAAGTGGAATCTAGATCTGAAATGGAATCAGAAGCCGAAATGGAGTCAGAAGCGGATTTGGAATCTAGATCTGAAATGGAATCAGAAGCCGAGATGGATTCTGAACCCGAAGTGGAATCTAGAGCCGAAATGGAATCAGGTAGTGAAAAAAAACTAAACCTGAATTTAAAAATTGCTTCACAATTTAAACAGAATATAAATAAAATAGATTTAGATAAAGCAGAATTAAATGAATTATATAGTAATATATCAACAAAAACAGATAATAAAAATTTTTTAAATGCAGTAGAATTATTGAATGCTAAAGAAATAAATAAAAATATTAATAGTAATTATAATTATTTATATCCACATCTCGATGATCCTGTTTTCAATATAAAAATAGCAAATAAAGCTGAATTCAGTGAAAACAAATTAAATATTACTATAGAGTCAGATTTTGAAAAACAAGCGAATAAATTATGTAATACAGATTTTGATTTGGCACCACATCAATTGTTTGTTAAAAATTTTTTATCTACTTTTACACCATATAATAGTTTGTTTTTGTATCATGGTTTAGGTACTGGAAAAACATGTTCGGCGATTGGAGTAGCAGAAGAAACACGAGATTATTTAAAATATATGGGTATCAATCAACGAATAATTGTAGTTGCATCACCAAATGTGCAAAAAAATTTCCGCATTCAATTGTTTGATGAGAAAAAATTACAATTTGTAAATAATGAATGGACAATCAATAATTGTGCGGGTGCTAATTTATTAAGAGATATAAATTTGTTGCATGATAATTTGAGTCGAGATAAAGTAATCAAGATAGTCAACAATATAATAAATAATTACTATTTATTTATGGGATATATAGAATTTGCTAATTTAATTATAAAAAAATCAGATATTTCAGATTTAAATAAAAATTTATCAAGTCAGCAACAAAAAATAATAATCAAAAATAGATTGCAGAAATTTTTTGATAATAGACTAATTATTATTGATGAGATACATAATATTAGACAGACGAATGATAATAGTAATAAATTGGTTGCAACTGAATTATTGAAACTAGTAAATAATGTCAATAATCTAAAATTATTGATGATGTCTGCTACTCCTATGTACAATGACTATAAGGAAATAGTATTTTTAGTTAATCTAATGAATATTAATGATAATAGGTCTGCTATCAATATAAAAGATGTTTTTGATAAAGATGGAAATTTTATTGTTAATGAATCAGGTGAAGAAGTAGGTAAGGATTTGTTAAGACGTAAAATTAATGGATATATAAGTTATGTTAAAGGAGATAATCCATTTAGTTTTCCTTTTAGGATTTTACCAAATAATTTTTTACCGGAAAAAAGTATTTTTAATATAAAATATCCAGAATACCAATTAAATGGTAAACCAATCCATATGGAAAGTAAAATAGAGTTTTTTGATTTATATTTAAATAAAATTAACAGTTATCAAGAAAAAGTCTATAATTATATAATTGAAAAAATCAAGTTAAAATTTGATGAATCTAAAATAAATGCCATGGAATCGTTTGGATATACATTGTTACAAAAACCACTAGAGGCATTAATATTTGTTTTTCCAAATAAGACAATTGATTTGGCGGAAATGAGCGAATCAGGTAAATTTGACACAGAAACTATTGGATCTATTGATATAAAAGATTTAGTAGGTAAAGATGGTATTAATTCGATTATGACATACCAAGAGACAGCCACACCTAAATCGAGATTTAATTATAAATTTAAAGATTCTACGATGGAAAATATTTTTGCGTATGAAAATATTGAGAAATATAGTTGCAAAATTAAATCTATATTAGATTCTGTATTTAATTCTAGTGGGCCGATTATAATATATTCGCAATTTATTGATGGGGGGTTAATCCCAATGGCATTGGCATTAGAATCTATTGGTTTTTCTAGATATGGTGATCATAGTTCATTATTTGAGACACCACCATGTGAACCATTAGATATTTATTCCTATAAAAATAAATCAAAGGCTATTAGTGAAAATGGTAAATTTAAAGGTGCTAAATATGTTATGATTACTGGAAACCAAAATATCTCTCCAAATAATGTTTATGATTTAAAAGCAGCAACAGATCCAGATAATATCAATGGTGAAAATGTAAAAGTGATTTTAATATCTATGGCTGGTAGTGAAGGATTAGATTTTAAATTTATTAGACAAATTCATATAATCGAACCATGGTATAATATTAATAGAATTGAACAGATTATAGGACGAGGTGTTAGAACCTGTAGTCATAAAGATTTGCCTTTAAATAAACGGAATGTTCAAATATTTATGCATTCTGTAGAACTTTCTAATTCTACAGAATCAGCAGATCTATTTGTATATAGAAAATCAGAAGAAAAAACAAAACAAATTGGTAAAATAACCCGACTGCTGAAAGAATCTAGTGTAGATTGTTTATTAAATTATGATCAGCAAAAATTAGATTTTGAAAATTTAAACACTACATTAAAAATTGTATTATCAAACTTTAATGAAATAGATTTTCAAGTGGGTGACAAGCCATTTACAGCATTATGTGACTATATGGAAACATGTAGATATAATTGTAATCCATCAAGAGAAGAATATAATAAAACGGTGGATTCTGATATGGATGAAAATAATATGGATACATATACCGATAATTTTTTACAAACAAATAATGAAAAAATTATAAATATCATAAGAGATTTGTATAGAGAAAGATTCTTCTATGCAAAAGAAGAATTGATACAACATATAAATATTCATAAACAATATTCTCTATTGCATATTAATAATGCATTAGATGAATTGGTAAATAATGATAATATATTTATTACAGATAAATATAATAATTTAGGTAAATTAATAAATATAGATGAGCTATATTTATATCAACCACTTGAGATAGATAACATAAATAGTTCATTATATACTAAGACAAATCCAATATATGATAAACCAGAGTATATTAAATATAATATACCAGAAACATTTTCTGATTCTCATGATGGTGCTAGAGAAAGAGAAAGAGAAAGAGAAAGAGAAAGAGAAAGAGACAGCGTGGACGATAGAAATAAAGATTTAAAGGAAAAGCCTATAAAGATAGATTTTTCAAAGATGATTACAAATGAAGATATAGAATTTGTAAAAAAAATACTTTTTGATTTACAAAGAAATTACGAAATAGCATTTGATGAATATATTTTGCAACAAGGAGAGAAAATTGCAAAAGATAATAAATATATCTTGTTAGTACCAATTGTCAAAGATTTTTTGGATAGTTCTGTTATCTCTCGCGAGGAGTTAAAAAAGATTATAATTTCAATTATTTTAGAAGATTTAGAATTTAATAATCGTATTTTATTAATAAATTATTTATTAAATAATGGTTATAACAAAGACTATGTTTTTACAGAATTTGAAAATAGTTTATTATTACATTATCAAGATAAATTTATAGAAACTAGCGATAAAAAATTGAAGGCATTTATTATACCAAATAAAAGTGAGTTCCGTAATTATACGTTATATATTATTAAATCTGCAAAAAGTAGTGAAAATATAGTATTAGAATTGGCTGAATATGAAGATTATAATGATTTTGACAATACGATAAAAGAAATGAAAATAAGAGATGAAATATTAGCAACACCATTGGGATTTCTTGAAGTAAATAGTAAAATAACAAATGAATTAGTAGTAGAATTTAAGGTAAAATCTGGAACAAATAAAGGCGCTAAATGTTTACAGGCTGGCAAAGCAAACAGTGAAAAAATATACAATTTAATGGATATAGATAAAAAGATTCTGCAAAAATTGAAAACGTATAAACAGGCTATATTTTGCGCTGCACAAGAAATTTATTTTAGATATTATGATATGATAAAAAAGGATGGAAAACGATGGTTCCTGGACTTGTCTGAGGCTATAATAAACGAATTGGTTTAAAAAATAAACCGAAAATATATTTAATAATAAAAATTTAAAAATTTAAAAATAAATCGAAAATATTTTTTTATTAAAAATTTAAAAATATTTTATTATTAAATTGAAATAATTAAAGATTAATTTATATATTTATATTAGTATAACATGAGAAAATCTAAAAATACAAAAGGCAAGACAATGAGATCAGGAACTGTTAAAATGGAAAAACTAGGTAAAGAAAAAATAAGCAATATTTATATTAAATCATTAATCAGTCAAAAAGTTGTTCTTGATTTTAAAGATGTAAATTCCGAAATTTTTCAGAATTTAGAATTTAATCTTAAAAAAAATAATGAAGGAAAATGTATAGATGAAGGATATATAAAAAATAATAGTGTTAAATTATTGACATATTCGAGTGGAGAACTGTTTTCTGACAAGATTGTTTTTGAAACAACATTTGAGTGTTTAGTAGCTAATCCAGTCGAATCTATGGTTATAGATTGTATTGCTAATTCAATAACAAAAGTTGGTATACGGGCATTTGTAGAATCTGATAATGCAACAAGTCCATTAATTATATTTATAGCACGTGATCATCATTATAATAATGAAATGTTTTCTAAGGTAAAAGAAAATGATGTATTAACTGTCAGAATAATTGGTCAGCGATACGAATTAAATGATAAATTTATTTCAGTTATTGCTGAATTGATCAATATTAACAATTATAAAACAATAAAAAAAGAATTGTCTACAGAAGAATTAGATGAAATTGAAGATGTAGAATCACAAGATAATACTAATATGTAAATTTTAAGATATGAAAAATATATATTATTATGAGTTAAAGACATTATAATAATATAATTATCTGATAAAATGACTAATATTGATCTAAATACTGATCAAATCTCAAATAAAATCGATAAATCTACCAATTTAAATATATATAATATTTTCAATAATAAGTCGAGTGAAAATTATCTTGAAGAAAATGATTATTACTATGTAAAAAAATATACATTCAATGGAAATGAGTATAATATTATTAAATATGACAAAAATAAATTAAAAGCATTAGATTTGCGATTGGCTAATGATTATGAGATGTTTAAAGAAGTTTCTAAATATCGATCGGTTATTGTACGTAATAACAAAGTTGTTTGTTTTAGTCCTGAAAAATCCTTTGACTATAGTATTTTTACAAGTAAAAATGATCATACGGATTGTTGGTGTGAGGATTTTGTTGATGGAACAATGATTAATGTTTTTTATGATAGTGTAAATGGATCTTGGGAAATTGCAACCAAATCTACTGTTGGTGGTAATATTTTATTTTTTAATGATTTGAAAAATTACAATTATTTTGGGGTACTAGCGAATGATCATGATTATAGTAATCTTACATTTCGTTCTATGTTTTTTGAAGCATGTACGGTGAATAATCTTGATCTCAATACTCTGGATAAAAAATACTGTTATTCATTTGTATTACAGCATCCGTTTAATAGAATTGTAACACCTATTATTACGCCAACAATTTATTTAATTAAAATTTATGAAATTCTACATCCAAGTGCTGATCCAACTAATTTGGATAATTTGAGTAATGTAGTCATTAATGAAATTAATATTGAAAAATATGCATTAAAAATACCTTATGTATTTTTAAATACAGGTATTAAATTTGTAAATAAATATACAATTAGTAGTTATGAAGATATTAAAAATTTTTATAGTTCAGACAATTCTCCGTACTATAGTGTAGGAACGATGATTTATGCGAGCGATGGTACTAGAACAAAAATTCGAAATTTGAATTATGAAAATGTTAGAAAATTACGTGGTAATCAACCTAAGCTGCAGTATAATTATTTATGTTTAAAAAAGGAAAATAAGGTAAAAGAATTTTTATATTATTATCCTGAACATAGTATTATTTTTAATAAATTTAAATTATTAGTCTATTCTTATACAAGTCAGTTACATTTAAATTATATTAGTTGTTTTATTAGAAAAGAAAAACCTTTAAAAGAATATGAATTTGAATTTAAAAATCATATGTATCGACTTCATGAAAAATTTAAGGCCGAATTGAAACCACATAATAAAGTAATTGATAAAAAATTTGTGATAGATTATGTTAATTCGCTTCATCCAGCACAACAGATGTTTGTAATGAATTATAAAATAAACAACCCGGAAAAAGGTAATAAAGAGTCATTACCTTCTGTAACTAATGTAGATATGATAGTAGAGTCAGAACCGGTTGTTGAAGCTTATTAAAGACAATTGTCTGATAATATTTCTCCCAATAACATTCCAGTAAAAAACCCATTAATTGTATTAAATACATCATCATGTTGTCTATTCTGGACAACTACTATATGTGGTTGCTGTTGATATTGGTTTTGATATTGGTTTTGGTTTTGGTTTTCTTGTGGATATCTATAAGAATTTTCATTAAAACTATTTAGTGGCGATGAAATAGGTATAGCATTAACAACTGGTATTGGTATAGGATCACTGGGTTTGTAGATATTTTGTGATTTTCTAGATTCAGATTCTGAAAGTCCTGTTTTATTATTTGATAAGTCAGTTATTTGATTATCAATAGGTCTATCAATAGGTTTACCAATTGGTATAGCAATTGGAATATTATATGAGTATTGTTCATCTTGATGTTTGTTAAAAATATCACAAATATTTCCCATTATATATTTATTTCAATAAAAAATAAATATATTTTATAATATTTTTCAAAACAGTATTTTTTATTTTTCTGAAAAATATTCTTTAATAGAATTTAATGTAATGATACTTGAATTTACGCATTCTTCTAACATAATTATTATATCATCTTTAGAAGTAATTGTTTTAAATGCAACTTTAATAATACTAAAGGTATCGTGTGGATGTCTTTTTAAAAATGATACATACATAAGTTCTTTTTTATCTAAGAAATATTTTTGATAAAGATTATATTCTAAAATTTTCCCAACAGTATAATCTTCATTCTCTAAAACAATATGATAGCTATTCTCCATTGTATCATCAATTTCTTTAATTAAATCTATATTTGTCTTAATAGATTCCAAAGATTTGTATATATTTTTAATTAATATACTAGCTGCCAATTCAACTAATCTAAAATTAGTATATATTCCAATAGTTTCTATAATAAAATCAAAACTATCTTCAATAAATAACCGTTTTCCATCTAATAATAACCAATCTTTTTTAATAAATTCTATTTCTTCTTTTGTATGTTTTTCTTTTAACTCTTTTTCACGTTCGATCCATTCATCTTTTATTTTTATAGGATCAATTGTATTACCGTAACTGCATGTAGATGCTACATTAAACATTCCATCATCTTTTGCATTACTAATTGAAAATTTTGCCTCTAATTTTAAATGTTCTTTATCAGTATTGGTAGATATTGCTGGACGTAAACGTACAATATCAATAAAATCATTTGTAATTAGATCTGGTGGAAATATTTTTTTTACTTCACTGGATAATAGATATTTTTCTGTTTTGTTGTTTTTAATTTTGATATCTTCACTTGTAACAAATGTAATAACATTAGTATCATTTGATTTATCTATTTCTAATGTATAATCATCATATGGAAAATTTTCAATATCATCAACGTGAATAGGTATAGAACTAATTCTCTGTTTTAATAATTCATTATTTAATCTTGTTTTGTTTGCATGAATTGTGATATTGTTGCGCTCATGTGGAAAACTCTGTATTACAATACATGGAATTTCAGATAATATAATTCTACGTATTCCATTTGCATAACTAACATTAATATTACTTATTGTGAATTTTAAAGTATTGTCTATCTCTTCGATATTAGAAATTTTTGCTTTAGATGTCATATATATTATTATTAAATAATATTATATAATACTTAAATTTATTTTTTTCAATTTTATAAATAATAAATAATAAATAATAAATAATAAATAATAAATAATAAATAAGTTAAAAATAATAATTAAAAAATAATATAATAAATTAATCATATGAGTTCAATATTATATTATAGTAATTTCTGTGAAAACTGTAAAAAATTATTAACGATTCTATCAAAATCTGGTATTAAAAATAATATTCATTATATCTGTATCGATAAACGTATAAATAAAAATAATTCAGTATATGTTGTTTTAGAAAATAATCAGGAAATATTATTACCTAATACAGTTAAAGCTGTACCAGCATTAGTTTTGATAAATAAAAACTATCAGGTTTTGTATGGTGAAGAAATAACTAATTTTTTAAAACCTGTTCAAGAAGTCGAGGTACAAAAGGCCACTAATTTTAACGGCGAACCATCAGCATATAGTTTAACAGGTGATTATAGTGGAGTTGTTTCAGATAATTATAGTTTTTTGGATCAAAATAGTGATGAGTTATCTGCCAAGGGAAGCGGTGGAATGAGGCAATTATATAGCTATGCTACAATTGATCATCAAGACCAAATTGAAACTCCTCCTGACGATTACGTACCTGATAAAATAGGAGAGGTTAATATAAAAAATTTAGAATCCCAAAGAAATACAATTTCATAAAATATTACCCGATTAACTATTTTAATAAAAACATAAATAATAAAAACATAAATAATTATTTAATATTTTTAACAATTTAAATAATTATTATTATTTATTACATAATGGATTCTTTAGAATTTAATGAAAATATTAATTTAGTAGAATTCTCTAAAATTATTAAAGATTTATTGAATGATTTAAATGGTACTTTTCGAGACAAAGTTGAAGATATTATTAAATCAAATCGCGATTTAAATACTATTTATAAATTTGATATTACACAATTACGAGACCATGAAGATGAAAATAGTGATGATGATACGAGTGAACATGAAAATGCAAGTGAAGATGATAACGATGGGAATGAGAATAAAGAACAATCAAATTTTTTAAAAAGTGTAGAAAATGTCTATAAATATTGCAAAACTGTATATCCTGAAAGATTTTTCGATATTATTTATCAAAATGAAGAAATTTATGACGGCAATTGTAATACTTATTTTTTACCAGGAATTAATTTTATAGAACTATTTATGGATCCACATGTTAATGGACAAATCAAAGAAACTCTTTGGAAATATTTGCAATTAATATTATTTAGTATAATTACTTCAGTTGATAATAAAGAATCTTTTGGTTCTAATGCACAATTATTTGAGGCTATCACAAGTGATGAATTTAAAAATAAATTAGAACAAACAATGAAAGATATGGAAAAATTGTTTACTTCAAAAATGAATGATACAAGTGATAATGATATTAGTGGTTGTTCTACCGATAATGACTCAACTTCAAGTCCAAATTTTAATTTTAGCGACTTTTTTGAGTCAATGAATACTGATGATGGTTCTAATAATATGCCAAATACGGATTCTATTTTTTCACATATTAATGGATTAATTAATGGAAAAATCGGGTCTTTAGCAAAAGAATTAGCAGAAGAAACTACAAAAGATCTTGATTTAGATACTGAAAATATTAATGATGTAAATGATGTTTTTCAACAATTATTTAAGAATCCCACAAAATTAATGGGATTAGTTGGTAATATTGGAAACAAATTAGATAAAAAAATGAAAGATGGTTCTATTAAAGAAAGTGAATTGTTAGAAGAAGCTACATCAATATTTAAAAATATGAAATCTATGCCTGGAATGGAGAACTTTGATCAATTATTTAAATCTATGAATTTAGATCAATTTATGCCAAAAGGTGCGAAATTTAATCAAAATGCTTTTCAGAGTATGATGGATACAAATATTAAAATGTCAAAAACCAAAGAACGAATGAAAAAGAAAGCCGAACAAAAGGCGGTACATAGATCTTCTCAACCAAGCAATTTTTTTAATCCGGAATCAAATAACTTAAATGATATAAATTCTAATTTAGCAACATTAATGAGCCAGATGCAGAATATGCCAAATATGCAGAATATGCCAAATATGCAGAATATGCCAAATATGCAGAATATGCCAAATATGCAGAATATGCCCAATATGCCGAATATTCCTTTACCCGATGATATAGCTAGAACATTTTTAGATCCAGAAATACTAAAACATAATAATTTATATCAATCTCCAGATCATTACGAACATCAACATAAATCTAATAAGAAAAAACGAAATAAGAAAAAATAAGAAAAAACTACCTATGTTAATTATAAAAAAATTGATTTTGTTTAATCTATTAATGCTTATGTGTAAATAGATTATACGAACAAGTAAGAGAAAAATGGATTCGCTTATCGAGCGCGTGGAAACACTCGAACAAGAGATAAAAACATTGTTAATAGACAAATATTTGTCCCAGCTTTCGGAAAATGGTTATGTAATTATTCCAAATGTTTTAGAAAGTTCAGAAATTCAACATGCAAAAGAGTTGTTCTTAAAATGGAAAGATTCAATTCCAGATTTTGATAAATTTCATAATACAGTAGATCCTCATGGAATTTTCAAATTTCATGAAGTAGGTCATCAAGAATTTGCATGGTATATTAGAACACGTCCGCAAATAATTGATATATTCAAAAAGATTTGGAAGACAGATGAATTGGTTGTATCATTTGATGGTGCGTGCTATTTGCCAAAAAATTTATCAAAAAAAGATAAAATTTGGACTCATACGGATCAGGCTCCGAATCTGGTTGGATTACAATGTTATCAAAGTTTTGTTGCTTTGACTGATAATTCAGAAAAAACATTGGTTGTTTATGAATCCAGTCATAAGTTGCATGAAAATTATTTTAAGGAACGTGATATTAAAAGCGGCAAAAATTGGCAGTTAATTGATCATGATTATTTAGATAGAATTAAAGACCAAAAAAAGGTATTGAATGTAAAAGCAGGTGATCTTGTTTTATGGGATTCTAGAACATTTCACCAAAATCAATATGGTGAACCAAATCTGGAGGAGAGAATTGTTCAATATGTTTGTTATCTTCCAAAAAATGATAAGAAAAATACTAAGAGTCAAAAAACTAAAAGAGAGAAGTATTTTCTGGAAAGACGTACTACTTCACATTGGCCATATCCATTGCATGTTAATAGTTTACAGCCACAAACTTATGGCGATAAGTCTAGAGAGATTGATTATAGTAAATTGTCGGCTCCAAATCTAGATGAATATATGGAGACTATTAAAACTTTGATTTAACGTTATTTAAAATTATAAAAATAATATATATTATATAATGGAAAAAGAATCCCATATAAATCAATTAAATGGTAATTTAAGAGAATCTTCTGGAAATATTATCAGTAATAATATTAATTTAAACGAAAATCTAAATCAAAATCAAAATCAAAATCAAAATCAAAATCAAAATCAGAAAACTGTTTTTTGGATTAATGATCCAATGATTTTGTTTAATAGAAATGAATTATTCGATATATGGCCAATGGAATCAATGACCCGTGAACAAAAACTAAATGCTATTAGTCGTCTTGTAATTTTTTTTACAATTTTAGGAGGTGTCCTATTTAAAAATTTCAAAATTCTTTTAACGGGGATAATTACATTAGGTGTTTTGGTCTTGACTTATTATTTATTAAATAATAAATATAAATCTGTAAAAGATAATTTGAGAGAAAATTTTAGCAATGAAGTTTTATATCGAAAATTTAAACATAATTTTACAAATCCATCGCAGCAGAATCCAATAATGAATGTAATGTTGCCAGAAATACAAGATAATCCACAAAGATTACCTGCTGCACCTGCATATAATAAAGCAGTTGAAAAATCTATAAATGAAAGTACAAAAGATTTTGTAAAAAGTAATTTTGAGGATAGTGATGAAATTGAAGAAAAATTATTTGAAGATTTAGGTGACAAGTTTCAATTTGAACAAAGTATGCGCCAATTCTATAGTACAGCAAATACAAGAGTACCAAATAATCAAGCGGAATTTGCGCGATTTTGCTATGGAAATATGGCATCATGTAAAGATGGTGATATAGATAAATGCTTAATTCGCAATACTAATTTAAATAATTAATAATAATTATTAAAATATTAATATATTAAAAAATAATATATTAATACATTATAAATGTCAAATACTAGTGTTTATCCGTACACATTTGATTCTATGTCAAGAATTGGCAATGATAATCCAGCAATTGATCAAAGAAATATCCAAAACATGAATAGTACAAATTATAATTTAGAAAATTTCTATCCAGCTTGCCCAATGAATAGAGCCAAAGATTTTGCTTTAAATCAACCAAATGTTTTTTATAAAGGTTCACATGAAGGTGGGATAAAAGGTTGTGAAATGGAGAGCAGTAATGAATTAAAATATACACATATCTCTCGCCCAGCATGCAAATTATCATTAGTTCCTCGCCCATTTTTAACAGTACCATATTTAGGACGTGGTTTAGGTGATCCCGATGCTGAATTTCAATTACGTGTTGGTGAAAATGCATTAAATAAAAAAACTGTTAACAACACTATGGAACAAAACTTTTCCGATCATAAAAATTATCCTTTAATAGATTCAGTTAAAGAAACAGTAACCAATACAGCATATTCAATTGAAGATGATGCAATGAAAGGATGGCAAAGAGGTGGTATGAGTGCTCGTGAATTTGCCCGTAGCCAAGATAAAAAAAACTAGAATCTAGAATCTAGAATCTAGAATCTAGAATCTAGAATAAAAAACTAGAATCTAGAATAAAAAATAATAATTTATCTAATAAATAAAATAAAAATACTTTTTTATTTTATGTATATGCTTAATAAAAATAAAAACAATAAAAAGAAGACAGATATTATTTATAATTCAGAATTTCTCTGTACATATAAATCATTTGATAATGAACATGATAGCAATTTGTGTTATCAAATCCAGATGTTACAAGCCTTTAATATGTTAAAATACGATTCTGTTATTATTAATAACCGAATTGAAACATGTTATAATTATCTCTCAAATCATGAAGAGATTAAAAGTATATTAAATATTCTTTTGGAAAAATGTAAAAATACAAATTTGACATTTATTAATAACAATATAATTTTATTTCAGCTGTTTTTTAGTTACAATTATTTTGACGTTTTTCACAAATGTTTTTCAAATTATTTAAACAATTATGATGCTGAAATGCATCAAACATATTTTGATGAATTAAAAAAATATATTAAAGAAAATAGTATATAATACTTTATTTGATTATTTATTATTTAAATGGGATTGAATCAAAGTATAAATAAAATAAATTATGAATCGGTTCAAAATATTGTGAATAATCGTTCGGGTAAAGGAAATTTTTTAATAATTAATACGTTAGATATAGATAATCAAGAATGTCTTATTAAAAATACTGTAAAACCCGAAAAAGAGATAGAATTATTAAATAAATATATTAAAGAAAATAAAGATATTAATATAGTTATTTATGGTGAAAATTGTACAGATAATAAAGTGATAAATAAATATAATCAACTGTATAAATTGGGATTTACAAGTTTATATGTATATATAGGAGGATTATTTGAATGGTTATTGTTACAAGATATTTATGGAGATGATGAATTTCCTACAACATCTAAATTATTAGATATTTTAAAATATAAAGGTAAAGCAATCCTGTAATAAAACTAGATAAAACTAGATAAAACTAGATAAATTTAAAAAATATTAATAATAATATAAATATAATATTAATATTATTATTATTTATAATGGATATAAATGATATTTTGTTGGATTTAGAGATAATAAAACAAATACAAGAAAACGATAAATTAGCTGTATCTGTTCTTCCGGGTAAAACAAGATTATTTGTCCACAGTAAAAATATTTTTTCTGCATTTTCTAGATGGTATTCTGGTTATAATAGAGAGGATTGCATAACATATTTAGAAAAGTTGGTTGAAACAATACAGAAATCTAGTAATATAATAATAGATGGTCATCATACCGATATAGCTGTGATATTAAAACGCGCAATATCTAGTTCAATTATTGGTTTTGAAACATTAAAGGAGACATATCGATTAGATTCAATAATATCTGCAAAACTAGTATTAATAATAAATTCATTAAAGTCAATAATTTCTAATTTGGAATCATTTATTAATGCATCAAATGATATTGTATCAACAATGGATTCATAAAATAGAAAATAGAAAATAGGAAATAGAGCATAGGAAATGTAAAATATAATTTTTTTTAAAATATATTTAAATATATTTAAAAATGTATTGTTTATAATATTTATATTATATTATGATTAATCTAAATATTATAGATAAGAATATTTTTAATATAGTAAATACAACAAATGTCTTAAACACAGAATTTAATCAATATCAAGAAAATTATCCATTAGTTTGTAATAGCTTATTATATCTATTTATGAATTTTGTTTTTGATTGCTCTTTGCGTCTATTTTTTGGTTCGAAAGCCAGGTGGTTTCAACTGCATACATTATTAAATATAATAGTTGTATTTAATATTTTACCAGATGTGATTGAAATATTTAATAATCCAAAGATGGGATATAGATTATTAGATAATCATACAGTTAGTCTAAATATACTGTGTTTACATATATATCACGTAATCGGATTTAGAAATTTGGGTTTTTATGATTATTTTCATCATATATTATTTATTGGATTAGGTGTTATTCCTGTGATATTTTTAATTAAATATAATCAAATTTATTTGGGTTATTTATCATGTAGTGGAATTCCAGGAATTATAGAATATTCAACTCTATCACTGTATAAAAATAATATAATAACATTATCTTCACAAAAAAAGTTCAATAGTTATGTATACATATATTTACGATTACCATTATGTATTGTGGGGGTCACTATGAATTATTATGCATATATTAATAATTTGGTTAGGGATAATTTATTAATCACTACTTATATTAACTTTTTATTATATTTAAATGGAACTTTTTTTACACAATTAACAGTTGAAAGTTATTATAAAATAAAATATTCTAATAAAGTTAAAAATATATAATTATTAATTTTTTTTAGTGGTCTTTTTATGTGATTTGGTCTTTTTATGTGATTTGGTCTTTTTATGTGATTTGGTCTTTTTATGTGATTTGGTCTTTTTATGTGATTTGGTCTTTTTATGTGATTTGGTCTTTGATTTTTTGGTCTTTGATTTTTTTCCCAATGCATCATGTGGTAAATAAGTCCATAATTTAGGATTTTTAATTATTTCATTTACTTTATCTAATTTACTTGTTGAATTTTTACAATGTAATAAACAAGTATGACCAGAATCAGATAATAAAATAGTATTAGAATTTTCATATGGATATATTTTCTGGCCTTCTATTTCAAATGTTTCTTCGTTTTTGTAATAAGTAACTAAATAGGGATTAGATTTTACAATATTATCAAATGTTAATAATAAATAATTTCTATTTAATGCGTATTTCATAAAATTAATTAATTGTGTTGGTGTATCGTTTTGATATTTTAATTGATCAAATAATGCACGTAATTTTGTATCAGAAGTAGATTTTGTAATCATTTCCCCCTCGCCTGGTTGAATTTCAATAAATAATCCTGTATTTTTAGGATCTTCTAATTCTAAATATTTTTTTGCACCTATTATTAAATAATTTATAATTTCATCGCGATCTGTTATAGGTAATCCTACATCAATTAGACAAGAATATAAAGTACAAAACCCATCTCCAGGGGGATCTATAATATCCCAGTCTTCTGCTGGTTGAAATATTGTTAATAATTTACTATTTTTAAATGCAATTTTATCTGATACATATTTTTCATCTGGGTATTTGTTTTTAATATATTCATCTAATCTTGTATCTGTATATTTTCTTAAAGCTCCCGGTTGTTTTTCATCTAATGTTAGCTCTAATAATGAAAATAATATATCACCAAACGATGAGCCGGGATCTGCGTATTGTAATAATTCTTGTTTGTCTTCATCCGATAATTTTTTATAATATTCTAATAAATCTAAAATATCGTTAGATTTATCAAATATTTTTTTTGCCTGATTATAAATTTTACCCATTTAATATATATCGATAAAAAAAATAATATCGAATATAAAAAATAAAATAAACAATTTTGCATTATATTATTTTTTTATCTACTTTTAATGATATATTTATTTTTTTATATTTCTAATGTAGATAATACAGGCATATGATCAGAAAATAATCTGTTTGATCTTCCGACCTTTTTAAATATTTCTGGAATTTTTATAGATTTTTGTTTTATATTGTTATTTACTAAAATATAATCACCTGTATCACTGAAATATTTATATTTATGTTTAGGTTTATGCCAACAACATGTTTTTAATGTATTTCTTGATTGTGCTTTTGATTTATTATGTCTTAGTTTTATAGTTTTTTTATTACTTTGTAAAATAAGTGGTTTATTTTTATTTATACTAGTTTTGGGATCATTAAAATCGCCCATCATGATAATTTTTGTATTATCATTAAATATGTGTTGTCTTATAGTTTTATTTTTATTAATGATATTATCTATTGATTTTATTGCGTGAATTCTTTTATCAGCCCAAGGCATATGTAAATTTATAATAATAAATATCTGATCATTTTTTTTAAATACTAGAATCAAACATGGACGATCATCACCTTTTATTAAATTAATAGTTTCTTCAAATAATAATTCTCCAAAAATTTCTGGATTCCATAATGTGCTTACAGTAGATAAACCAACTTTTCCTCTTGTAAATTTTTTTAAATTTGGTTGACCTTTCATAATTTTTTTTTCAATATTACTATTTACTTCTTGCAAACCTATTAAATCTAATTTTTTTAATTTATTTATATTACTTATTGCATTTTTAATACATTGTATTCCTCCTTTTTTATATTCTTTTTGACATTCTTCAACAAAATCGGCCTCTGATCCTAATACTTTATTTACTTGTGTTGCCCAACTTATATTATATGTTAAAACATTTATTAACATTTAATATATATCGATAAAAAAAATATAATATCAAAAATAGAATATCAAAAATAGAATATACTATGCAAGTGCTATAGCCATAATAATACATACTCCAACTGTTGCACCAACAATTATTATTGGAACTACTAAATTAAGTAAATCACAGCATAATATTTTTATAGTATGTCTAAAACTATATCTTTTGCTTTTATTTGCATGATTTTTTTGAATATTACTATTTATATTTGTTGTATCTAAATTAATCGAAGAGTTATCCATTTTATTTAAGAAAAATTTAATAATATATACTAAATACAGTATTAATGTAATAAATATCAATTTTTTTATAATAATTTGATATCTAATATGATATTAAATTTAATATTAAATTTTATATTAAATTTAATATGATATTAAATATAATACATAATATACAATTATATTATAATTATGGGACAGATTCCATCAAAAAAATCTTTACCAAATACACAACCACTAACTTCGACTATTGAAAATTTACCAATTTATTTTGATGATAGAAAACAAGAGACACAAAATCAAGAAGAAAATATTATAATAAAACAACTTAATAAGTTGAAATTATTTTTAGAAACAAATTATAAACCAGGTTCGAGTATTTATAAGAATTGGACTAATTTTTACTTATGGTTTAAAAAAATAGATGAACTGTGTATTGAATATTCAGTTTATGCTGATAGAGATATAAAATATGAAAAAATATTTATAAAATTTCCAGAAATAATCTATAATATAGATTCACAAACAGTAAATAATAATGAATCTTTAAATAATATTTCAAATATAGGTATTTATATTAAATTATACTTACATGTTATTAATGGCTTATGCCAATGGAAATTCACAATTTTTCATAAAAAATGCTTTTGGGGTGACAATATTTCATTGCCGGTAAATATATCTAATAAACATTATGATCATGAATATGAATATGAATATGAATTTAAATCTCCTGAAACACTGTTTAACGCAATTAATTATTTTAAAAAAGATTATCCTCATGTAGAAGATATAAGATTATTTGTTGAAATTCTGAAATGTGAATACCATGATAAATATATCTCTATGATTAATACAAATACAAATACAAATACAAATACAAATACAAATACTTTATTATCAGATATAAGACAAATAGAAGAATAGTTATAGTTATTATAAACCATTAATTATTTTTACCAGTTAATATGTTTATTTTCTTCTTTTAAAATTTCGTTAATTTTACTGAATGGTTTTGAGCCCGAGAAAGGTGGGAAATTTTTATATTTTTTATATACACTTAGTGGTGAAGGATGTGATGATACAATTAGCTTATGTTTTTTATCGATATTTTGTAATTTATTATGAGCAAATGCACCCCAAGCTACAAAAATTATACTTTTTTCTTGTTTATTTAAGAAATCAATAATTGATTTAGTAAAATTACTCCATATTTTCATATGTGATCCTGGTTTTCCTTGCGTAACAGTTAGAGCACTATTTAATAATAATACTCCTTGTTTTGCCCAATTTTCTAATGTCCAATCAGATAAATCAATATTTAAATCTGATTTTAATTCTTTAGCAATATTTTTAAGTGATGGGGGGATAGGTTTACAATTATTATTTACTCCAAAACAAAGTCCGGTTGCTTGATTTGGTCCATGATATGGATCCTGACCTAAAATAACTACTTTTGTTTCGTTTAAATCAAAATAATTAAAACATCGAAAAATAGATTCATTTTTAGGATAAATTGATAATTTTTGATCTTTTATAAATTGAAGAATTTCATCTATATTATTTATTGAATTTATCCACAAATTAAAATTTAGATAATCCATATTTATATTACTCTACGTTTTTAAATATTATATAAAAAATCTCAATTTTTATAAAATTAAAATATTTATATATATTATAAAATGACTAAGCTAGAAGAAGATGTAGACCAAGTACAAGCGTTTGAAAATCATGGTGATTCATATGCACCTGCTGTAGGTGGTAAAAGACGTAAGAGAAAATCACAAAAAAAATCAAGAAAAAGCAAACGTGTTTCCAAAAAATCAAAAGGCAAAAGCCGCAAAACAAAAAAATCAAGCAAAGGTCTAAGCAATTGGATCGCCCATGTTAAAAGTTTTGCGAAATCCCATGGTATGAAATACCCACAAGCATTAAAAGACCCAAGATGCAGAAAAGAATACAAAAATTAGATTTTATATTTAGATAAATATTAATTCGGATAAATATTAATATTCAATAATCCAGATTTAATTTTTTCGATTTTTTTAGCATGATTTAGTATGTGTGAATTATTTTTATAATTATTTCATATAATTATAAAGAGCTTTATTAGCCAATGAATCTGCAACAATATTGCGTTTACGATATATATGTTCAAAATTGATGTTCTTGAAATTTTTTACAAGTTCTTTTGCCTCATATAACAGTGGTTTAATGCTGTCTGATTTTACATTACATTTATCATTTATCTGTAATAACACTATTTTAGCATCTCCCTCTATTTGCAAATCTTTTATATCAAACTTTAATGCGAATTTTAAAGCCTCGATTAATGCTTTGTATTCGGCATAATTACTGTCTGGAACATGGTCATAAATTAATGAACTATGTTTGTACATTGTTACTGAATCATAGTATAAAACAAATCCTATTGATGCAATACCAATTGTTTCTCGATTACAGGCATCAAATTGGATTAAAAACATAATAAATATTTAGACAAAAGTTTTAAATATTTTTAATAATATTTCAACTTAAATAATATTAAAATTATATTTATTTCTACTATAAATATAAGATATTATGAGTAAAAAAGATAATGAAGAAATAGAAATAGAAACAGAAGAATTGGAACCGGGTCTAGAATTGCAAGAAGAAGAACAACAACAAGAAGAACAACAAGAAGAACAACAACAAGAAGAACAACAACAAGAAGAACGACAACAACAACGACAAGAACGACAACAACAACGACAAGAAGAACGACAACAAGAAGAACCAGTTCTAGAACAAAATTTAACTATAAAACTTCAATTAGGAGATATTATTCAATTAGATGCACCCAGCAATTTAGATCTTCATGATAAAATATATTTTATCAAATTTATTAATCAAAAAAAAATAGTTTTAGTTAATCCAGATAAAATAATTACATTAGATATTTCAGAAACAGGAAAATTATTAGAAGAATCAATAAATAATATACTCTTGTTAAATAGACACGACAGTTCTAGTTTTGTAGTACAAAATAATCTACAAGTAAAAAAATATATTTCTATATATTTTGGAGAACCTTTACCCAAAGTTATTAATGGTATTATAACAAATATTGAAGATGATATGATAGAATTCACATCATTACCTGAAAAAGATATTTTGTATATAGATTTCGCATATTCAGGAATACCAGAAAATTTGAATATTGAAAAGATTATAGTACGTGAGAAAATCGATGAAATGCGATTATCATCAGCTGTAGATGAATCAGATATTCAAGAACAACCAGATGACTCTATGTTATTAAATCTAGAAAATGACAATGATTTAGATTATGATTTGAAAAATTATGATGAAAATGTAGGATTAGAAGATATTTTATTAGATTCAATACAACTAGGTGAAAAATTAGATGATTTAATGCACGAAGTTAATGTCCCTGAATCTGAACAAAGATATAGTTTAGATAAACAATTAGATGATTATCTAGATAAATTAATAAATGCATATTTACCTGAACAGAGAAATGATAAAGTAATAAATCAAATTAATTTTGAAATAAATCGATATACAGAATTAAGAACTATTTATTCGGATTTTGATAAAAATCAGAATCCCCATATTCCCGAAGAGAGAGGAGAATTTTATAAACCATTAAAAGAAGTATTATTTAATTTAAATAAAAAATTATACTGGATATTACCTATAACTTCCAATAGTAAAAATATTATTTCAGAACAAGAAGATGATACTGGTATAGAAGATGATACAATAATGAAACAACGCATGGGGGAATTTATTGAAGAATTAAATACTATAATTATGAATTGGTCTCTAAATACATCTAGAGAGAAAGTAAATAGTTATAAAAATTATATACAAAATTTAGTTAATATTTTTGATAATCATTACAATAAGGCAGAGGAAAATATATATGTAAATAATCAAATACATATTATAAATGATGTATTAGATGATTATTATTCATATGTAATAGAAAATGATAATAGAATTACTAGAAAACGATTTGTCATTGATGTATATAATGAGGGATTAAAAATGTTGGAATCATTTTATGTAGATAACAAAAAGCAATATAAGTCTAAAATATTGACTAATAATGATTTTATAAATATTATTTCATTTATAACTTTGCCATTGCCTATATTTAATTTTTCAAAAATTAATATGAGCTATACAAGTATATATGATAAGAGTAATTTAAATCTTAAATTTCCATATTATTCACAATTTTTAAATACTACAACTAATATTAATAAATATATTTTAGAAGAAACACAAGTAGAAAATTTTACAAATACACATGAATCAATACATAATAATGATTTAATGAATAATTTTAATAATTTTTCAATAGATAATAGTATTGATGTGCCATATCTGGAAAAAATGAATTTTTTAATGGAATCATTTATACCTACAAAAAAATCGATAATAAATAATATCAATAAGTATTTAGATATAGACTCAGATGAAAATAGATTTTATTCATTAAATCAATTGTTATATCAATTGCAACCATTTAATATTGATTTATATAATTTGCATAGTGTAGACTATAATACAATTCGTAAGTTATTAAAACAAAATATCGAAAATTATAAAACAGATTATAAATCAAATGAAGAAATTTTTAGTAAGCTTCTAACATATTTATCTAATATTTCGATATCGGAAATGTCTAGTTCTACTGAACGAATAACTAAATCTAAAAAATCAGGTAAAGAAATGTATCAATTTACTTTATTAAATCGCGAATTAACAGATGATATTTTTAATAATTATCAAGTTAAACAAGAGGATTTTAATAATGATGAAGAATTATTTAGTTTTTTTGTTAAAATAGATAATGCTGATTTTTTGATGACTGCTCTTAATAAAAATATTATGGATTTAATTGTTAGTAATTTACTAGATAATTTTATTAAAGCCCACAAAAAAGATAAATCAAATGGTGAACAACCACAATCAACTGGCGAACAACCACAATCAACTGGCGAACAACCACAATCATCAACATCAGATCCAGAAGAAATGAGACTTAGCGCAGTAGATGTAGATTCTAGATTACCAGAAAATATGGATACATTAGAAGCCAATAAAACATGTGAAAAATATATCTTGAGTAAAAAATATAATACTATGCAAGAACTAGAAAACGATAACGATAAAACTATATATTTTGACTCTATTTATGATAATACTTTTTACAGTATAGTTAATCAACATGCAATTGAAAAAGACACCATGGATGCTAAACAATTTTTTGAATTTTTGACAATAAATCTAATGGAAACCATGAATTTATCGCGTGAAAATGCTCTGAGAGAAGCCAAAGCAATTGTTGAAGAAAAACGCGAAGTTCTTAATGGAGATTATGCTCTACTAGTCGACAATGATAGCAAAAGAAATATAATATTTATACGAAAAAATAATGTTTGGACTATGGATGAACAATTTAAAGATAATTTTTATATAGAATCCAATAAAATATTCTGCAATAGCTCAAAAGATTGTATTTCGATCGATGATAAATGTCTCTCAAATCCAGGTGCACAAAAGCACAATTTAGACAAAGATGTAGAAAAAATTCTAGAAAGTTTTAAAATGCAATATGATATAAGTATTGAAGATATAAAGGGCAAAATTAATCGTAATTATGATAACTCAATATCTAGACTTAAAAAAGTAATATCTATACGAAAAACATTGTTAGAATCATATAATAATATTCTTTTGGCATTTGATACTATCCACGAGGAGGTTGCTATTGTTTCTCCGTATGAAACTTTGAGAGATACTATATTAAAGATAAAAGATTTTTCACAAAAACAAGATTTTATTAAAAGATTTTGTATTAATTATACTCGTGGTTCGGTAAACGACGAGTCTCAATATTGGTTATATTGTATTAAAACTGGTATAAAGTTAATTCCTTTATTTATGTTTAGATTAGCAAATGCATATATAAATAAAATGGATTATGTTAAAGAATTAGATCTAATATGCGCAGAACAAGGAACAATTAGTGATGATAATAATTATTGGGTGGATAAGCACAGTGGATATATAATAAGAAATATTGAGTTTGCTAGCGATGAAGGATATGATGATCAAGGGTACAAACAAATATCGAGAGATTTATTGGAAAATGAATATGCAATTAATTTAGAAGTCAATGAAAAATCTAGTAATCCAGTTATTCAAACAGTAATGAATATTATTAAAGCAATAACCGGAATGGCTGGTATCAATTTATCTAATCATAGAGAGATGATTATAAATAATGTTTTAACTATTCAAAATTCCAGTATTCCATCTAAACAACAATATGAAAAATTAATATCTAAAGCAACGAAAAAAGAAGGTAAAGTAAAAGCTATGCCATCATACGAGGATGCATATAATTCTTCACTCTTAATATTGACTTTATCATTTATTGTTTTTGCAATACAAATAAGTATTCCATCAATTAAAAGTAAAAAAACATTTCCAGGATGTATAAAATCTTTCAAAGGTTATCCGTTAGGTGGAGAACAAGACAAGACTACAATGGTGTATATTGCATGTATTGCAAATAAAATAAAATCATCTATTAAACCCTGGAATAGTATATTAAAAATGTCAGAATCATCTATTATTAAAAAAATGGAGGCAATAATAGATAAATATATTATTCAAAACAAAGAATTAGGCGAATTTTTGACAAAAAAGAGAGAATATTTATTGCATAATGAGAATGATTCTATTCCTGAAGAGGTTAAATTAAATAGATGGCTGTCATTTTTGCCACCATTAGTAGATATTAAAATTAGTAATGAAAATATTTTACCATTGGCTGAAACATTTAAAACTACTCTGATTGAAACATATTCAAAAGGTACCAAAAATAATATAATGGAAACAGTGCAATCTAAAATTATGTATTATAGTAATTCTATTATAGAAAAAATACAAGATATTGTAAAGAAAAATGTTCCACTATTAAAAAATTCAAACGATGAACCATTCTTAGAAAATTCGTGTTGCAATAATATCAAAAATGCTATAAGATATTTTTATGAAAATGACAAGTCAATATTGGATTTTAATACTAGTATTCAATATTATTATTCATTAATTGATAGTATTAATACTTTAAATAAGGCAGCTATATTATATCATCCAATTAATAATAAAAGACAACTGCCTAAAACCGATAATACTTTTAGTGAAGAAACAATTTACAAAGCATTTATCTATCATTGTAATTTTTCAAATAATTTGCCAATTAGCGAAGAACTTAGAAGTTTATGTTTAGATAAACCAACAGATTTTAATAATGATAAACCTATAAAAGACATTATAGAAACCTTGAAAAGTGAAGGTAAAATTTATAATTTTGCATCATTAGTTGAATTAATAAATATAGTAAATCGAGAAAATATTGTTAATATAAAAATAAATTATCCAACATTGAATATTTTAGAAACATTGAGAATAACATTAGAATCCGACAATGTTAGTATAAATGCAATTGATTCATTACTATATGATAAATTCTTAAATTTACTTGATACATTTGATATTAAACGGGATGATAATGAAGAATTACGTTCTATGAAAAATTATTTAGGTAAAACAAATTTATTGATGAAACAAAATATATTAGAGTTTATCAAAAAGACACCTGATTTAAGTAAACTTGATTATGATAATTTTACAAAACAATTAGATATAAATATAGATGTCAATAATCTGAAATTTTATCAAAATTATATTTTTAATTTTTTGTATGTATTTCCAAATATTATTATTAATAAAAACATTAATTATAGTGCAATACCTAATCACTGGGAATTATCCGAAATACATAAAACAGATATTTTTAATATTATGAAGAAGTATTATAATAATTTAAATACATTCTCTCATGTAGAAGAATTAGATTTGGTATTTAATATTGTTCGAAATAAATGTAGTATTTTAATGAAAATAGTAAATATAATATTATATAATAAACCAATAACAATTGCTAATGTTAAATCTAAAATTTATAGCATATTTGATGAGAAATTTGTAGATTTATTTTATGTATATGTTTTTTATAGTATAATAGTTGAATTTATTAATGTAACTGAAAATCCAGTTTTTAAATTAGAAATAGGAAATTATGATAATCATGAACCGAATTTATTGCGTGAAAAAATAGTACATTATATTTTAGAATTTATGAATATTATGGGTAATCATAATAATTTATTAAATAATAGTTATGAAAAAGTAAAGGAAAAAATATCACATGCGAAAGAGAAAGAAAAAGACTTAATAACTGATTATTTAAAAAATTTAACAGATGAAGAACGCGAGATAGAAAGTATATTTAAAAATAATAAATTAGAGAAATGGAGCAAAGGTTTGCAAAAAGGATTGACACAATATGTTAAAGAAAATTATGATGAAGAGAGAGAGAATTTAGAAAAACAAGCAATTAAAGAGAGAAAACTAAATATAAATAGTAATGTAACAAATATGAATCGTGAATTATATGAATTAGATAATGAAGAAGAAAATACTCGTCAACAAGAGATAGAAGATGAAGAATATGATATGGGCAATATACCGGATGATGATGATATGGATAGTGATTATGAATATGACAATTATTAATTAGATTTTGACTTTGTTTAGGAAATATATTTATTTTTTATATCTGCTTTAATTTTTATAAAAATATTTAATTTTTGCTTAAAAATAATTAATATTATATTTATTTTATATAATATTAAATGTTAAGAAAGTTTGTAGTAAAAAATATTAATTTAGTATCAATAATTATTTTTCTGTTATTTTTTGTAATTGTTATGTTAATAAAACCAACGTTTATATTTGATAAATATGGAAAACCCCGTGATTTTGGTATTGGTTATAAAAATAAAACAATTGTTCCTCTATGGTTATGTGTAATTATTTTATCGATAATCTCCTACTTAGTAGTATTATTTTATATAAATTTTAAGAAATTTGTATTTTAAATTTTTGTATTTTAAATTTTTGTATTTTAAATTTTTGTATTTTAAATTTTTGTATTTTAAATTTTTGTATTTTATTCGGATGGATCTATATCTTTTAAATCTGCATCCATAATAGCATCTACTCGTTTTTTGGTTTCTTCAACAGATTTACTACATTGAATATTGATTATATAATTATAACTAATAGAAGAAATCAATATACCTGCTAATATATACCAAAATACTTTTCCAACTATGAATTTAATATTTATTAATTTGTATAATTGTAATACGGTTTTATTTTCATTTAATTTAACTGAATCAATTTCACTATTTAAAAGTCCTTCAGTTTTCATTTGTGTTATAAAATCTATATAATCATTATTATTTATTTCTATTTGATTAATAAATTTCTCTTTATTTTTTTCAATATTATTAATAGCGCTTACTAAATTTTCATTTTTTCGGATTTTATCTTTAGAACTCAATAATTCTGTTATAACATCTTTAGCACCTAAAAAACTTATAAAAAAATATCCAAGTGTATTGGCAAAAGGAGAAACCCAACCTGGGAAAATTTCTAATAGAAAATATAATATAGCAAATATTATTATCCATGGTAAAATGGTAATAAATAATACTTTTGTCCAATTTATAGATGTGGATAAACACATTGCTTTAGAATTGTTTACATTTATAAAATATGTTCCTAGTACTAAAAATAATATATATATGATATTTACACTATTATTTGATATATTGTTATTTATAGTTTCTAATGAATCACTATTGAAAATATTAAATATAGTAAAAAATAAAAAGATTATTGAAACAACTATAAAATAAATAAGGTTAACAGCTGGACTTGGAATATTATCTTCTGCCATTATATTTATGTTTATAAATTATTTTAAAAAAAAATCTGTATTATAATATGGAATTTGATTTATCTAATTATACAAATTTAAAAAATAATAATTCTAATACAAATATTAATACACCTTCATTAGTTGATAAAGGTGTGAAATATTTTTTTAAAAGTACATTGAGAGAATGTCACAGATTTAAACAAAATAATTACAATAATTTTTATAATATTTCTATGTTTATAGTTTTTTTTGGAATTTTAGGGATAATACTATTTGTAAGATATAAAGGTAATAAATCTAAAAAGGAAATGTATGAAAAAAATTTGAAAGATAAGCAATATATTATGTCTAAATTAATGTATTATAATAAACAAAACATTGATAATCAACAAAGAATAAAAAATAATATGATCACTAATTTACCTGATTATAATGATCACCCAGAAGCTAATTTATTACACAAAAAAATATATTTTTAATGGTATAAAATACTTAAAATAGTTAAAATACTTAAAATACTTATAAATAATATATTATTTATTTATAAGTATGAATAAAGATCAAGATGATATATATTTTGAACAATTAAAATCATATTATAATTTAAAACAAAAATATACTAAACAAAAAGATTCTGCAATTAATAAAATTATAAATGATAAATCAATCGATATTGATATGAAAAAAAAACTTTTAGCAAAAGAAAAATTTAAATGTGTTAACTGTGGTAAATACGGAGGAACTATTTTCAATGAGACAAGTCTATTGCTACGTGCAACATGTGGTAATGCAGAAGCACCGTGTAAATTGGATATGAAAATAAAGAAAAAAAATTATGAATTATTATTGAAATCTATAGATGATATAACCCAAGAGATAAATCTAACAAAAAAAAATATAATATCTACAAAATTAGATTTTTTATTTAAGTACATTGAGGAAGATAGTGCAGTTGAACAATTTGAAACTATGAAAACTGAAATGAATAGACTACAGGAAAATTATAATACCATGATAATTAATTATAAAAATATTACCGACAACAAAGAGATGAATAATTTAATAGATGAAAAAAATATAGAAAATGAAAAATTTAAAAATGAATATAGTAATTATATTGATTTATTTAAGACTACAAATGAGATTAGATATTTAAAAGATGCTGTCAGTTTATATGTATCAAAAATAAAAAATTTAGATAAAGAAATTATAGAGTTAAAATACAAATATAATTCGATAGAAACCGATGACAATGCTAAATATTTAATACAAGATAAATATAATTTATATGATTTAGAAATTGAAAAACAATAGATTGTATATTTTTTTATAAAGTAGTATATATTATATATATGCCTACTAAAAATAAATTTGATATTTTATCTGTCTTTAAATGTGTTAATATTACTGTATTTTTAGTAAGTTTTTTTATTGGATTGGTATTTATTTACTATTTTGATGATAAAAAAAAAATAAATGTGTATCCAACACCATCGAATTATAAAAAAATAGAATATCGAGATAAAGCAGAAAATTGTTATGAATATTCTATGGAAGAAGTAGAATGTCCAAAAGAACAAAAAGATATTAATAATATACCAATTCAATAATTTTTATAATCAGGAATTTTATTTATAATCAGGAATTTTATTTATAATCGGGAATTTTATTTATAATTTATTTTATATATATAATATAGATGATAAATAATATTATTAAAAATATATTATATACTAATTTAGGAAGATTACTATTGTCTGTTATATTAGGCCTAGGTATGGCAACGTTATTTAGACAAATGTGTAATAATAAAGAATGTTATAACTTTATTGGACCAAAACAAAATGAGATACGAGATAAAATATTTTCATTTGATTCTAAAAATTCAAAATGTTATACTATGAAAGAAAGTGTTGTAAGCTGTGGTTCTAAAGAAAGGTCAATTGACTTTGATTTTGATTAATTAAATTATAAATTAAATTCCTGATTATAAATTATAACGATTTTGCGTTAATTATCCTATAAATATTTAGTTTAATATACTAAATATTTATGGCGTCTGGAATTACATCTATAAATGATTTGCCAAGTAATATGCAAAATACCATAGTACAACAACAAATGCCACAACAAATGTCACAACAAATGCCACAACAAATGTCACAACAAATGCCACAACAAATGTCACAACAAATGCCACAACAAAATTCTAATAATATAGTGTTATCTAATAATGAAATTAATAATTTAAATAGTCAATTATTATCACAACAAAATACACAAAATATGCAGAATACACAAAATATGCAGAATACACAAAATAGTACAGAAAATACTAATTACAATGAATTAATAAGTCAAATTCAAAAAGCTAGTGCATCAGGTGCAACAGTATTACCCTCACGCGATATTCCAATTAATCCAAATATTGTGAATAATGATGTTGAAATAAAGCCAAATTTTATACCTCCACCAAAAGTAGAAGAAGACTATATTAATAATATGCAAACTCCTGAAAATTTAATATTAGAAAATAATAATCAACAAAAATCATTAGATAATTTAGAAGTGTTATATAATGAATTTCAAATGCCAATTGTTGCTGCGTTATTATATTTTTTATTTCAATTACCTATACTGAAAAAATATAGTAAACAATTTATGCCTTCATTGTTTAAAAGCGACGGCAACCCAAATTTTTCTGGTTATATTATAAATAGTATATTGTTCGCATCTATGTTTTATATTGTATTTAAATTAATTAACCAAGCTAGTATTTGTTAATATTTTTTAGTATTACAATAAAAATATTAAGTAAATATAATGAACAATAATTTATATTATTATTTTTTACTTATACCATTCATTTTTTATTTTTTTATAACAACTCCTTATATAAATTATACACCAAAAGAGTGGTTATATAAAACATTACTTATATATATTGCTTTATTAATTCTAATAATTTCTATGCAAATGAATATTGACATAATAAATACATATTTCTTGCCTTTTCTATTATTTTTAAATGTAGCAATTTTATTTTATATAACTTTATCTAATAAATTTACACTAATCAATTTATTACCATTATTAGGATTAACATATTTGTTGTTTACATTTGATTATAAAGAATTTAAAATTAATAAAGGTTTGTTAATAAATCCAAATAAAAAATGGATTTATGATTCTATTATTACTTTATGTTTTTGGTATTTATTAACGGATGTTAATGTATTATCAAAAACAGGTAAAATTATAAATATAGTATTAATATTATATCCTTTATTATTTCCATTAAATCAATATTTTATCCATAGAACATTTAGTTTGGCATTTTTTGTTTCTCTTAATTTGAAAAAATTTAAATACATAGATCAATTCAAATCTTATTTATTTTAATATTAACATTTTCAGCAAGTTCTTGAACTAAATTGTCATTTTTATAATCATCTATATAATTAATTTCACATATTCCACATGATACCATCAATTTCATACAATTATAACATGGATAATGTGTTATATATGCTGTACAACCATTTGAACTAGTACCACGTTTTGCACAATCAGTAATTGTATTTTGTTCAGCATGAATAGTTGCAATATTATGCCCATCCCTCATTATCATTTTATGTTCACAACCAGAAATATATCCATTATAACCTTGTGCAATGATGCGATTATCTTTTACAAATATACACCCAACATGGAGTCTTTCACATGACGATCGTGATGCTGTAATAGTTGTTATCTGTTTAAAATATTCTCTCCAGGATGGTCTTTCCATTATGAATATATTTATATTAAATATATTATTTATAAGTTTTTAAGTTTATAAATAATACTATTTTTCAGAAGCTATAATGTTGGAATAAATTCCCAATTTAAATCTTCACAAATTTTTTTCCATATTTGATCTTGTTCAATGCGTTTTTCTCTATCTTTTAACATAGGAAAATATGGTAAAAATTTTGTTTCACCTAATAATTCACATAATTTATATAATGTATAATAATAATTTAAAAAATTTACTCTATCTCTTGGACAGTATTTTGCATACGGTTTTTGAATTTCCATAAATAAGTTACATAATGATTCTTCTAATTCTGGTGACATAACAGGTGGTTTAATGCCTAATTTGTCTTTAATATATGGAATATGCTCATAATATTTATTATATCCTAAATTTTTTAAGATTTCTTTTGTTTTTTTATTAGTCAATTCTTTTATAGATATGCGCTCTTTTTTTATTTGATTTTTTATATTTTCATATACATCTTCAGGTATATATGTGCTTTCTTTTGCTTGAAATTGTGCTAATATTTCACGTAAATGATTAATTCTTTTATAAGCATAAAAACAAACTTCTTTGGGTGGTTCTTTATAAGATGGTTTATCGTTTTCAATTAAAAACTTATTTGTTGTTGAACAATTATTACATATATTTAGTCCTTCAGATTCTACAAATATAATTTCGCCTTTATTGCATTTTTTACATATATCATTTTTATAACAAAAGTTATCATAATTTATATAAGCATTATCAATATTATAAAAATATTTATCAATAATATTTTCATTTGTTATATTACTTATATTACTTATATTACTTATATTACTTATATTACTCATATTATCCTCGATATTATCCTCGATATTATAATTGGTTTCAAAATTTTCTGAATCGTTAGTACTATCATCATTAATGTTAAAAAAATTGTTTACAATATTTTTTTTTTTACTTACACTATTATTTATATTTTTCTTTGTTTCAAAATATTGATAAATATATTTAGAATTATTTAAATAATAATTTTTTTCATTGTTTTTAATAGTTTTAATTTTATTATTTAATAAATTAATATTTTCAATTATTTTAGTTTTTTCAATTTCTTTTATATTTTTTTTATTTAGAGATTTTTCTAAATTACTGATTTGTTTGTTATATTTAGGAATTAGTGTTTCATTATTATATTTGAATAATTTGCAATAATCATTGTGTTTTCCATCTAATGTAATATGTTTTATTTCATTATTCTTCATGAATTAATATAAATTATTAATACAATAAAAATTTATATATTTATTTAGTTAATTTAATTAAAATTAATTATATTAAAATTAATTATATTAAAATTAATTAAATTAAATTTAATAAAATTTTTTTCTTTTGCCATATTATAAAAAATGGCTGGTGGTCTTATGCAATTAGTTGCCTACGGGGCTCAAGATGTTTATTTAACTGGTAATCCTCAAATTACCTTCTGGAAAGTTACCTATCGTCGTCACACAAATTTCGCGATGGAATCAATTGAACAAACATTCAATGGTCAAGCTGATTTCGGTCGCCGTGTTACTTGCACTATCTCACGTAATGGTGACTTAGCGTACCGCACATATTTACAAGTTACATTACCTGAAATTAACCAAGAATTAAATGGTGGTAATGATGTATATGCCAGATGGTTAGATTTTCCAGGTGAACAATTAATTTCACAAGTTGAAGTTGAAATTGGTGGTCAACGTATTGATCGCCAATACGGTGACTGGATGCACATCTGGAATCAATTAACTTTATCAAAAGAACAAGAACGTGGTTACCACAAAATGGTTGGTAACACAACCCAATTAACATACGTTTGCGATCCCAAATTTGCCGCAGTTGATGGCCCATGCTCTGCTGATGGTGTCCGTCAAGTATGTGCACCCCGTAATGCTTTACCTGAAACCACTTTATATGTTCCATTACAATTCTGGTATTGCCGTAATCCCGGTTTAGCTTTACCATTAATTGCTTTACAATACCACGAAGTTAAAATTAACTTAGATATCCGCAATATTGAAGAATGCTTATGGGCTGTAAACGCACTTGATGGCAGTGGTAAAAAAGTTGATAATGCTTACAAACAATCATTAGCTGCTGCTTCATTATTTGTTGACTACATTTTCTTAGATACTGATGAACGCAGACGTATGGCGCAAAATCCCCACGAATACTTAATTGAACAATTACAATTCACCGGTGATGAATCTGTTGGTTCCTCATCAAACAAAATTAAATTAAATTTAAATCATCCTTGCAAAGAATTAATCTGGGTTGTTCAACCAGATGCCAATGTTGATTATTGTGCGTCAACACAACCACATACTGCTTTAAATCATTTAATGGGTGCTCAACCATTCAATTACACCGATGCTTATGATGCGCTACCAAATGCGGTTCATGCCTTCGGTGATGATAATAATGCGTCATCAAGCTTCTTATCAAGTGGTATGTTCCAAGATCCATTCGCGTCTGATGTTGATTCTACTGGCAACCCCGCAGATTCAGCTGTATCCGATGCTGGTACATTCGTATTAGCTGAAACTGCCTTAGATATGCATTGCTGGGGTGAAAATCCAGTTGTAGTTGCCAAATTACAATTAAACGGCCAAGATCGCTTCTCAGAGCGTGAAGGTACATACTTCGACTTAGTCCAACCATTCCAACACCACACCCGCAACCCAGACACAGGTATTAATGTCTACTCTTTCGCTCTCCGCCCAGAAGAACATCAACCATCTGGCACATGCAATTTCTCACGCATTGACAATGCCACTTTACAATTAGTCTTATCTAACGCGACTGTCCAAAGTGTTAACACCGCGAAAGTCCGTGTCTATGCGGTTAACTACAATGTCCTCCGTATCATGAGTGGTATGGGTGGTTTAGCGTACTCCAATTAGAGTGGTCAATAGATATTTTTTTAATATTTTTATTTAATTTAAATAATATTTTTTTATTAAAAATATTATTATAAGATAATAAAGGTAATATGACTACAACTTTACAAACTATAAAAAAAAATATACACTATTTAATATTTTCAAGATTTAATAAAATAACAATATTATTATTTTTAATGATATTTTTTTCACTTTTGTATATGTTGTTAGATGATAGTCATTTTGAAGGTGTAAATAAATTTAAAGAAATTGTAAAAGAAGAAGTTATAAAAGATAAAGTAAAAAAGGAAATCATTGAAAATTTTAGAAATATTGAAAATTTTAGAAATATTGAAAATTTTGAATTATATGAAAATTTAAATAAATATTATAAAGATAATACAATTATTAAAGAAAAAGTTATGGATGAAGCTACTAAATCTACAGAAATTGAAGTAAAAGAGGAAGAATTACAACCAGATAAAGTGAAACCTTCATTATTAAACAAATATTTTAATCGTTTATATTTTGCTGTAATTACTGGTTGTCTTCTTGGTTATGGAGATATTTTTCCAGTAAGCAATACATCAAAATTATTATCCGGATTACAAGGATTATTAACTGTAAGTTTGATTATTTATTAAAAATTTTGTAGTTTTCAAAAATTTCAAAAAGAGTCGCTAATGACTTTTCTTGTTGAATTTTATCTCCTAATCCTAAATTTAATTCAACTATATCTAGACTATTTATATTGAATCTTAATAAATAATCCAATACTTCTTTCATTCTAGATTTATATATTCCATTATTTTCAGTTGTCCCTGTACATGGCATATCGAGAGGATCCAAACAATCAACATCAAATGAAATGTGTATAGGTGATTCTCCAATAAACTCTTCAATTCTGTCTTTATAATTTATATTAGAAGTTTCTAGATAATTTTGATTATTTATTTCATCACATGAAATCCAGGAAATATTATTTTCTTCTATAATTTTTCTCTCATAATAATCAATTGATCTTATACCAATATACATAATATCGCTGAGTGGTATATTACAATTTAAATGCGGATCCTTAAAAAAACTGTCAATTCCAGATAAATATGCCAACGGCATTCCATGATAATTTTTGCTAATTGATTCATTATATGTATTAATATCTGGATGTGCATCAATCCAAATTATTTTCAATCCAGGTTTATATATTTTACTAATTGTTGCAATTGCAGTAGAGTGATCTCCCCCTATAAATATGTTATGATGATCTATACGTTGATATATTCTATTTAAATTTTCTATAAATGCTTTTTCTAAATGATCGATGATCAATGTATATCTATTAATATTTTGTCTTATATAATCATATAGATTAATATAGTTTATTAATATGTCAGTTGTTGTATTAATATCTGCTTTTTTATAAATATTATCAATGTTTGTTTTATTAATCGTACCTAAATTATTCTCAATTAAAAGAATTTTGTTATCACTTCTCATTATTTAATATTAAATAAAATAATATTTATTTAATATTTTTATTTAATATTTTTATTTAATATTTTTATTTAATATTTTTATTTAATATTTTTGTTAAATATTTTTATTTAATATTTTTATTTAATATTTTTATTACAAAAATAAAATCAAATATAATATAATATACTAAGTATGCATTGTTGGATATGCAATATAGATATTACTGATAATTATATGATGTTACCATCTGAAGATGAATTTATAGGAGACCCGGTATCTATTTTTAAAAATACTATGATTATTAAAGATTTTCAACAATATCAGTTTTTGTATTATACATGTTGTAGCAAATGTATAGATGGATATTTAAAATTAAAATATTATAGTAAAACATTAAAATATTTAAGCAATAGAGAATTGGGAATAACCTGTTGATATTAATTATTTATATTATCAATTTTTAATGTATATTTCATCTTATTTCATAGTGAATATTGCTGTTTCAGCATGCAATAATTTAGTAACTTCTCTCTCGCCTTCTACGCCCTTGAATAAATCGTGTATATTGTTTTTGTTTTTTTTGGTTTCTTTGTTTTAATACCTTAAATTTTTCATATTATTATATTTTGTATAATATTATGGAGAATAATACAAATCATGGAAATAATTTGTCTATTATAAAAGATGACACAAAAAGATCTAGGAAATCCACTGCTGTAAAATTACCACCAGAATTAACAGAATCTATGATTCCAAAATATGTAGTCTATTATCGGGAATGCTATAATAGAGAGAAATTATTATTTAGAGAATATTTTAAGATAGAACGACATCCAATGGTTAAAACTAAAAGACTCTATATATCTAGTAAATCTACCAAAATTCATATTCTTGATAAATTACAACAAATAAAAACTATTTTATATAATATCGAAAATCCTCAAGAATCACCTGAAGAAAACTCACACGAGAATTCAGAAGAAAATGTTGATAAATCTAAAAAAATAACTCTACCCAAATATGTATCTATGCGAAAACATGAAAAAGATAATGAAAAATATTATTTAATCTATGATAAAAAAATTGGAACTAGGAGAGAAACATATAAAACTATTTGTAGCTATAAACAAGATATCTCTCAAACTATTCGCGAATTTTTAATAAAAGTTGATGAAAAAAATAAAATTGAAAATCCTGAATAATATATTTTTAATTATAATTTGTAATTTGTATAAATGAATAAAAATGAACTATCTGATGATATTCTATTCTTAATTTATAAAAAAGCAAATATAACATGTCATGTTTGTAAACGACGTTTTACACATAAGACTAAGCTCTTTAAAAAAATAAATCGCAATTATTTTTGTAGTAAAATATGCTATACTTTTATATAACAAAAATTTAAATAACATAAAGAACTGTATCATCTTTTGTGGTTTTAAATTGTCTAAAATGTCGTCTCTCTAATTCATACAAATATTTTTCTTTGTCAGGGATTTCTCTCTCAATAATATAATATTTTTCAACATTTGAATTAAATTTACGTGTATGATATAACAACTCTTCATAAAATTCACTTGTTTTTACTATCCATAATATATGACTAGTATTTACTTTGTAATTTAAATAATATAAAATCATCTATTAACTACTATTATTTATTATTTATAAAATAATTTATAAATTATAAAATATAAATTATAAAATATAAAATATTGTTAAACAAAATAATAGTTTAAAAATACTATATAAAATAATCTAATATATATATGGTTTTGTCCTCTATTGATAGTGATATTAATTATATAGAAACAAATAATATAGATAAAAATGATTTAGAACATGAAGCATTTGTATATCGTGCTAGAATGTTTAATAAAAATATTAAATTTGTATTGGGTAAGCCCAATTTTGAATATATAAACAATAATATTGTATATTTTAATATCTATTTAGTCAATAAAAGTTTAGTTGTTTCTAAAATCGGAATTTATGAAACCAATAATACATCATATACATCATTATTAGACGATGACGGTGATGTAGATTTAAGTAAATTACAAGACCCACTAGTTTTTTCATATGCTAAATCATTTATTAAAACTAAATATAAATTGGAAGATGATTTTGGTTCGGATTTTGATTCTGAATCTGATTCTGATGAACAATCGGGGGTAGAAGACGAAACAACAGGCGATGAAGCGACAAGTGATGATGACGAGGAATCAAGTGATGAAGAATCGGTTGAAAGACCCAGAGAAGCAGCAATATTAGACGAATTAGTTATCATTAAAGAACAAACTAAAGAAGAGAGCCAACTGGAAATCAGTAATTATGAAGAGAGACCAGAGAGTGAATGGATAAATAATTATATGAAGAGTAACAAATATGCTGTTAAAGATAATGAAGGTGGTGGTGATTGTTTTTTTGCAACATTGAGAGATGCATTAAAAACCGTGAAAATAGATATTACAGTAAAAGCTATTCGAGCCAAATTAGCAGATGAAGTAGACGAAGAAGTTTATAGAAGATATAAAGAATTTTATGATATATATTATGGTGGTTTAAAAAAATCACAACAAAAAATAAAACAACATCGACAGCGACATGCAGCATTAAAAAAAATGATTGGTGGAACGATAGATGGACCTAGCAAATTACAACTTATAGATGATGCAAAAGCTAATTTTAGTGGTTTATCTAGTGAATCTGAACGAAGTAAAGAATTAGATGAATTAACCGAAGAAATGGCATTTATGAAAGATGTAAATAGTGTTGAAGATTTGAAAAAGGTAATTAAAACAAATGTTTACTGGGCGGATAATTGGTCTGTAACTACATTAGAGAGATTATATAATGTGAAATTTATTATTTTTTCTAAACAACATTTTGAGAGTGGAGAGATAGAAAATGTATTACAATGCGGAGAAGCCGATAAAAAATTACAGAAGAAAGGAATATTTGAACCCAATTTTTATATTTTAGCCGATTATTTAATGGGAATTCATTATAAACTAATAACATATGATAAAAATATGAATAAAGGAGCATTTAAATTTAAAGAATTACCATATAGAGTAAAAGAAATAGTTTTGGAAAAGTGTATGGAAAAATGTGCTGGGCCATTTGCATTAATTCCGGAATTCAGAGAATTTGCAAATTGTAATAATGTAAAAGTAGGAGAAGTCAGTAATAAAAATCTAGAAACATTAGTAGAAAAACCAAATACACAACCAAATTTATATAATACATCAATTGTTATTCAATTTTACAATAGATCTGCTAATAAGAAAGTAGGAGAAGGTTCGGGTGAATCGATTATACCCGAATTAAAATTTAGTAATAATGTAGTTAAATTAAACAATAAAAAATATACTGATTGGCGAAAAAAATTGGATTATGACTTTTTAGTTACTAATTTGGTTATTGAGGGTAACGAATGGGCAAGTATCAAACATTTTATGTTGGGATCTCGATTTTCTAAAATTCCAGAATTATATGAAAAATTCATGAAAAAGGGTGAAGTAGGTGTTGATATTGGTGGTGCACAAAAAATGCATGATTCTTTAAACAGCAAAAAAGCGATAAAGAGTAAAATTATATCTGATGATGAATATATGAAAATAGAGAACAGTCTCTTGGAAAAAGCATTATATGCCAAATTTACACAAAATGATGATTTGAAAGAAATTTTGAAATTAACTGGTGATGCATTATTGAATTTTTATAAACCTGGTAAGGATGGTGGGGCACAATCAGCGATAGGATTAATGAAAGTTCGCCAACTTTTAGCAAAATAGTCCTAATTTAATTTAATTTAGATTTAATCTATATTTAAATTAGATTTAATTTAGATTTAATATTTTTAAAGATAAAAAATATTAAATTTGTTTTATAATATTATTTTAATAACTTATATATAATGGCAAATTCCAAAAAAGAAAGAAAAAATAAATATAAAAATAATAGTAGACAAAATCGTAGTAAAAAAAAACAACAAAATAAACGTTTAAAAGTAGACCATAATGATCAAACAGGTGGAACAGATCCTCCCTCGCCTCCTTATTCGTCAGGCAATGTGACCACAGCCAGAGCGCTCGCAGCTTTTACGAAGACAGATGCGGCGGCGAAAAGAGAGGAGGCAGAGGCGGTGG